ATCCACGTCGGTGAGCTCATCCATTGGGGTGACAGCGCCGCCTTGAGGATACTCTAGAGAGATTTCCTCAGTGACCGACATCAGCCAGCCCCATTTGGCGATCAAATCCTCATTGACAGCACCCAACGCCAAAGCGACATTGTTGACAAGCTGGCCGTAGGTGTAGCCGTCCCGCATCGCCCATTCGGCCAGACGAGTACCGTCAAGCCCAACCGGCAAGGCTTTATTTTGTAGGGTCAATGGACCCAGAACTTCTGCCATGATTGTGTATCTCCTCTATCCGTTTGCAGTCACAAAACCCAGACTACAGGTTAAGCGCAGCTCGGATCGTTCTGCTGAATGCTCACGAATAGCGCCACTTCGCCGGTAGGCATAGCCATCCCGAACCCAATAATGCGGTCGAAAGTACCCACGGTTGTCCCAATACGCCCAGCGGTGTCCGAAAGGTAATAGTTTGCGCCGGCGGTAAGGCTGGTGTAGCCCGTCACTGGCCCGAACACGCAGACGCTTACCGGGTCGCCGCTGGCGATGGTCGTCTCGCCGTCGAACGATTCCACGGCGATCCCCTGTGCCCGGGCAGGAGCACCGCCGGCAACGTCACCGTCCGCCCGCTCCCAATCACCGTCGCTGGCTTGATAGACAAGGTGCCCGGTTGTGATAGTTCCGCCCGCCCGGCCTGGAACGACAACGGCGCCCTGCGCCGGATGCGCCCGGATGTTGGCGGCGGTCAATGCGATGTCAGACATAATATTTCTCCTGTAACCTGTAGTTGCCTACAAGCGATAATCTGCCTAGATACCCAAGCGAGCGCGAGCGGCTTGGCGAGCTTCCGGGGTGTCAACCAACACCGGGCGGCCATTCGTAACGGTGCGCTGGGGAATGATGGCGGGCGGGCCAGCGAGGCTATTGCGGAGGGTTTCGGCCAGGGGTTTGAGGTCTTCCCAAACCTTGCCCGCGATCTCAGCAATGCGCTCCACGGGGCGCTCCGTGCCAAATTCGGAAATGATGTGACTACGCAAGGTGCGCTTGAAAGCATCCACAGCCTTTTGCGCATCCTCGCCCTTGACTTGCCAGTTGATAAGCTTGCTCACCTCAACGTCAAGTGCGCTCTCGAACTCACGCACTTGCATTTCTGAGAGACGAGTGGTCAACGTCTGGTTGAGCGTCCGCATGTCGGCTAGTTCCTGCACGATGGCGGGATCGCTGGCCGGCTGCGCCTCTCTGATGATTTGTTCGCGCACTTGGGCGGGAACGTCGCCAGCGGTAAGGCCGGCGATTACTTCTTCTCTTGTTGGCATGTTTAGATCCTCTGAGGGCTGGTCGCCCTGCTCAAATTCTGCTGTCACAAAGGGGGTTGCACCGGCTCCCAGCGCTGCCCGTTCAGGTGGAGCAAAGTCAAGACTCTCAAGGTTGAAATCTTTCAGGCGTCGCACGCCCTCTCTTACACCCTCAAAGCTGCCTTTGCCGTAGATGCTGGTTGCAATCTGTCCACCTAATGCTTTGAGCCGGCGCATGTGGTCGCGGGCCGCGCCCGGCGGAATATATGCCTTTGCCCAAAGTGCCTTACCTACCCGCTGCGCACCTACCCACATGCCTTCCGGTATGGGGAAAGCGGTATCTCTCTGGTCGTCTCTCAGATGACCAAAGATGCCGCCGGGCCGCTTGCGATTGATCTGCTCCTCAATACTGTTGACAAGGTTGTCATCATAGAGGAGTCCATTCTTGGAGATGGCGCCCACCTCCGGTATTACTGGAAGGGTCACAAAAAAGGGTGCAGCGTCGGTTTCCTTGAGTGCATCCATGTTGACGCCTGCCGCTATGGGAACGTCAGGGAAATCTCCTCGAAATTCCCCAACGAAATACTCTCTGATTTGGTCAGTTGACATACTCAGCTCCTATGAATGCCGCAAACGCTCTTGCGTATTCGTCGCTCACTTCCAGATTAAACCTGCGGAGAATTCCCCGCTTGATGATTTCAGCCTCAACCTCTATTGCGCTTGGCATCGGCGGCGCTTCCACATCCCCGTCACCCCACGTCCAGCCCTCGCGCTCCCGCCTATCGCCTATCTGCCGGGCAGGAACACCGGCCACGATAGCGTAGGGTGGGACATCGTGAATAACCACAGCGCCGGCACCGATGACGGCATAGCGCCCGATGGTCACACCGGGGAGGATGGTTGCGCCGGCACCAACGAAAGCAAAGTCGTCTATCCTCACTTGCGTGCGCTTGATGCTCTGCATCTCCGTAGGCGCCGCCGATGACATAGAGCGCCCATCAGGTGTATTTGTGCCGCTCAAGATGCGAGCGCCCGAAGCGATGGCCACATTCTCACCAACCCACAACAGGCCGCCCCCAATATTCAAGTGAGCAAACGAACTTACGTGCGTCCCGGCTCGAATGGATACACCTAGCCCGCCCTCAATTTTCACGAACGAATCAACGCGTGCGTCTTCGTCAATGCCTACCATTTCAGGCTTTAGGATTAGAACCGGCTCATAAATCATGGGTGAAATATCTCCAGGGCTGAATCAATCCACACTGAGCCGCCTAGTTCGTATATCTGCCGACACACGCCGCGCACCACATCCTCAGCCGGCCACATCAGGCGGCGGGCAATGTCGCCCTGTATCGCCATGCAACTGCCGGCGGCGTCTATTCGCACCGGCTCACTAACTGGCCAGGGCTGGAAGTAGGGCGGGCGATGGTTGAACGGCAAGCCATCTTTGCGCATTCCCCAGCAATCATAGTAGGCGTCACTTGGGTAGCCTTCACGTTGCAACATGACCATTGGTGCCATTGCCGGGTATTCTCTCGTGTGGTCAATCAGCCGCATCATGGTATTTGGATGCCAAATCAAATCACTCTCCACAAACAGCACCGCGTCCGCATCCTCTGGTATCTGTGCCCAAATGCGATTCCACACCCCTGCCAACATTGCGAAGCGTTCCAGGTTGACCACGCTCCCAAAATTCGGTTGGCCATGGTCGTAGTGAATCAGCGTCGAGTCAAAGTCAGTCAGCCACCCCGGCAACATTGAACGGGTAGCGTCTGTGTGGTCGCCTTCGCACAAGATGAGATGCAGACTATCACCACGCTTGACCAACTCACGCCGCAACGCCGCCATTTGGACGAAATAGCGCGTCAGGTAGCTGGTTGAATTGCGGAAGGCTGAACAGGCGCACACATTCATGCCGCCAGCTCCATCGGCTGCTCTTGCTGTCGCTCTCTGCGGTCACTCAGGAGCATCATTACAAACTGTTGAGTGAGTAGCGGGCCCACCAGATCCACAAGCTCGCGGCGGGCGGCCCGAATGTCATCCCGTAGCCGGTCAAGCTCTTTTTGTGGGTCGGAGATCATCACATACTGATATGAGCATAGGCAGTGTGGATGCAAAGGCACTTGGTACTGTAGCGGTATTGCATCCTTTGGCCACGGCCCCGCGGCGGCCGCTTCGTCGCAAATGTCGGGGTGTGGATGGCTACCACTCAGCCGCACTGCTATCCCCTCCACAAATGGATTCATAGCGGCGCTTACTTCGGCGGCTCGTGCGTGTGCTCGTGTAATTTCAGTGCGTGCTATCCTCATGGCGTCGGCGCTTGCGTCTGTGCCGTAGGGCGCTCGTGTACGCACCAGTGAGCGGCCCGGCACAAGGAATTGCTCTAGCTCTCTAGCAATCGACGCAGCTCCACGCCCGTCCCGTATCACCTCATCCAAAAACAAATTAAGCCGGTTGCGCGTCGTGCTGCTTGTGTTCCAAATGCGGTCACTCAACCGATAGCCGTTCGGGTCTACCCACAAGTGCGGCGGGTCATATCTGGCGAGCGGGTTGGGCCGGAACTGTTCACGCACCATTGCCCCGGCCCGAGCAAACGGATTGCCATGCGCAGACCGAAACACTACCAGCAATTCAGGCGGCAACCGGCGCTGCATAATGGCGGCGTGCTGTTCGACAGGAAGACGTGTAGCGGCCTGTATGGACGCCCACAGCGCCCGCATATAAGGCGATAGCGGGAAGACTGAACCATCAGGCAGGATTGCGAACGGGTTGCGAATGCCGGCGCTGTCACGGCCCAGAAAGAATCGAGCAATGTGGTCGCCTATCGCCTGCTGAATCTCAAATGTCGCTTGACGTGGCACGTTGCCGGATGTGTCCGCCCGCCGATTGACCTCAGCCGCGCAAGACGCAGCCAGAGCGGAGAATAGCTCCGTCATGGTGCGTTCGTTTTGGCGAAGCGTTGAGATGAATCGAGAGCGGTAAGAGGTAGCCATTATGCGTAGTGTCGAACCTTTTGCTTCATCTTGGCCGGCTTGCGGGCTGTCGTGTGCATCCCTGTTGCGATTGCCTCATCTGGCGGCGTCGAAATATCGGGTGCTAGCGGCCGTCTCTGCATCAAATCGACCAACTGGCGCACGTTGCTATTGATTTCTCGCAACTCAGCGATGATTGCTAAGTACATGCCCTCATTCATCGTCTTTACCCTCCATCGCCTTCGTACCGTAGTATCCAATCCCCACGAGCCAGAGCCCCGCCCACAAGAGCGCGATAGGAGCAGAAATCAGCCACAAGCCCACACCGGCGACCACCAAGCCAGCAATAATCATCAGCGCAAACAGGGTCGCCTTGCTCACTCGTAACTCCCTCCCGCATCCTGTGCCAACCGGCTATTAAACGCCATCGTTTCGTTTTCTTCCATCATCTGTTTGCGTTTCTCATCACCCTCAGCTTTGGCTTCCGCTGCCTCTTCCGCCGGGTCGTCAACCAATTCGAGCAATTCCAGCGCCGTCTTGTCGGTCAGCAGGTTGTTCGTCTTGGCGAAGTCGATGAACTTCAGCAAAATGTCCTTGTCTTCCTCAATCAGTGCCGGCCACTGGATTTCAAGCCTATCGACCACGATCTGCGGATCTGTGAGCGCCACAGTTGCCAACCAGATGCCGCACAGTTCGAGCAACCAGGCCTCGTCATGCCGGCGCATCGCCTTGATGTCGAGCGTCCATTGGGTCATCTGCACTTCAGCGGTGGCATGGGAACCAGATAATTCGTTGCCCCAGATAAATTCGGGGATGCCGGTGTGGTCGAGGAGCAGCAGAAAGAGCGTCTTAAGCGCTTGCTGAGTGTCCGCCGTGAACCCCGTGGGCGGTGCAACGAATTTAGCATCTCCACCCTTGCCCACAAGCAATACCGCATTGGTGTCAATGTTTAGCTGCGCTCGTGTGGCGGTGTTCCCGTCCTTGTCTGTGTAGGTGTCCTCGATGGCAGGTTGGTTGGCGTTCTTGACGGCAGTAATGTCCTCCATGCCCACGAAGGCAAGGAGTGGATTACCAAGCAATTTAGCGCCGTCGAGTTGTTTGTAAATGAGATCGTCATACTGGTCGTATAACGGTCGCAACTCCTCGTGTATCGGGTGTCCATAGCATTCGTTACCTGACCGACCATGGGCAATATGCACCACCGGGATACGGTCGATTAGGTTCTGGAAGGTCTGTACACTGACAATGCGGTCGCCTTGCTTGACTGTCACCGTTCGACCATCTAGCCGGTATTCATCGGTTATGGTGTATTTGTCCAGGCGAGTTGTGATTGTGTACGCCTCCACAGTCCTATAGTCCAACTCATTACGTCTTACCGTGACCGTCTCGGGCGATGGCACAGACAGGCTATTGTCGATGTTGACCACGGCGTATTGATCGCCAAGCCCCAACGCATCCTTTTTCACGTCCAACAGAGTGGTATAGTTGGCGTTGATGAAATCAGCTAACCGGCCATCGGTATAGTTGCGGATGTCGTTTTCGTCGTCTGGATCGCCGCTCTCTGCCAGTGTAACCGCCAAATCCTGGCCGATAACCCATGATGCGAAGATGCGTTCGATGCGCTTGGCAAACAGACCGCCCAGACTATAGCCTTTTGCCTTGCCACGCCTGAGCATATCCCAAAACTGATAGTTCGGGATCGTCTCATCATACGACTTGACATAGCTACGGCTGCGAAACAGGGTGAATTGCGCATCGCCCACCACATAGCGGCCAATCAGCTCACGCACCACACCGGGGCGGGCCAGCGACTTGATGCGCTCCACAATGTTATAGCCGGCCATGTCGCCCCCTGTGTGCCGGTTCCGCTACACGGTCACGAGTACCAAACAGGTGCGCAACCTGGGGCATGATTTGCAGCGTAGCCGGCTGCTCTGCCTGCCAGCGCATAAGCGCCCGCGCAATCACCGTATCATCGTTCATGCCTTCGGGTGCTCCATACTGGCTTCGGCCTGTGGTAGGCGATACTTTGCGCTCAAACGCTTCTAGTTCACCGGTCCATACTGGATCGGCTTGAAATTGCCACTCGGCTCTCTCAAAAGAAAGAGCGAGGTTTTCAATCAATGGCGGCTTGCTGGTCGCTGTGGTCTGGAAGGCAATCACCGGGAAGCCGTCGCGCTGTAGCATCTCCATATTGGGCTCACCGATGCTATTGCTCTCGGCTAGGATCTTCGATACCTTCCACTTGCGATACAGTTCCTTGAGCCGGTCGCGCTGAAACACATAATCGATTTTGTTGAACCTATCCCGATCAACCTCACATTTGCAGGT